GTGTTTATGGTGGCTGGTCAAAGACAACCAATTGAATTAATTATAGCAAAAGGTAATAAACACCTTACAAAAGCTGAGATTGAGCAACGTAAAAACTCAGAAGTGAAAGCTAAATCTGATAATATAAAGCCACCAAAAAATTTAACAAAAGATGAAAAAAAAGAATTCAAAAAGATAGCAAATGAATTAATTGAGTTAGATATAATGGCGAATATAGATTGTAACTCATTAGCTATGTATGTAAGAGCATTTAGCAATTATACTAAAGTTTCAGATAAATTGATAGAACTTGATCCTTTGGTTGATTTTGAAGAGTATAATAAATTATCTATATTAGAAGATAGACATGCAAAACAATGTAGAAGTCATGCTATAGATTTAGGCTTAACTATATCTAGTAGATGTAAATTAGTAGTTCCTAAACCACCTGAAGAACCTAAGAAAAATAAATTTTCTAAATTTGGAGCGTGATAATGAGAGATAGAGTAACGGAATATGCTAAAAGGGTTATAGATGGAGAGTATGTAGTTGGAGAATTACATATACTTGCTTGTAAAAGACATTTAAATGACTTAAAAAAGCAAAATACAGATGAGTTTCCATACTATTGGGATGTTGAAAAAGCTAATAGAATAATTGAATATGCTGAAACATTAATAATAGCGGAGGGCTCTGAACCTAAACCAGTTAGATTACTAGATTGTCAAGCATTTGATTTAGCAGTTCCTTTTGGATGGAGAAAGTGTGAGAATGGAAAACGCAGATTTAGACGTAAATATAAATCTATGGCTAGACAAAATGGAAAAACTTTTGAAAATGGTATAACTGGAACATATGTAGCTGGATTTGAAGGATATATGTTTGGTAAGTTATTTACTGTTGCTACTAAAAAAAGACAAGCTAGACTAGCTTGGGAGGAAATGGCTAAGTTTATAACAATAGATGATGATTTAGATGTATTATTTAAAGTTCAAGATTATAAATCTTTAATAACAGCCTTAAAAACAAATTGTACTATAGAAGCTTTATCAAAAGAAGCTGGTCTTGACGATGGATTTAGATCTATATATAGCTCAATAGATGAGCTACATCAACATAAAGATAATAAAATATACAAAGCAATATATAATGGAACAAGATCACTTCCTGAAACTTTAGTAAGCATGATAACTACAAGAGGTGATAAATTAAATAGTTTCTGCAAAGAAATGGATGATTATTGTATAAAAATCCTTCGAGGTATAACTACTGCGGAGGATTTTTTTGTTGATATATATTGTCTTGATAAAGAAGATGATATATGGGATGAAAAAAATTGGATAAAAGCAAATCCATTTTTAGCATCTACAAAACAAGGATTAGAAACTCTTAGAATTGATGCAAATACAGCTAGAGATATGGGAGGAAGCGATTTAAGAGACTTTTTAATAAAATGCTTAAATATGTGGGTCCAAAATAATGATGACCAATTCATAGATGTTTCAAGATGGGAAGAGTGTGGAAGTAAAAGAACACTTGAAAGTTTTAGAAATAGAGCTTGTTGGGTTGGATTAGATTTAAGTTCAGGAGGAGATTTAACAACTTTATGTCTTGAATTTGAAGAACCTGATGAAAATTATTACTTTTATAGTCATTCATTTATGCCACGAGGCAGGTTAGAAGAACATATAGAAACAGATTTAGCACCATACGATTTATGGGAACAAATGAAATTAATTACAGTAACAGGTGGAAGTGGAGATTATAAAAATGATTATATGTTCATAATCAAACACTTAAAAGAATTAAAAGAAAAGTATAATTTACAATTTTTAGGTATAGGGTTAGATCCACATAATGCCGATGGGATAATGAGTGAATTAGAATCATTTGGATGTCCTATATTATTAGTAACTCAATCAGCTAAATTTTTACATGATGCAACAGAGGATATTAAGTTAGCTGTAAAATCTAAAAAAGTTGAATATGACAAAAATAATGAACTACTTACATGGAGTTTTACAAATGCTAAGATTGTAAAAAACTCATTTGGAGAAATGAAAGTAGATAAAGAGCCAAGAGCTAAGTTTAAAAGAATAGATCCTGTTGATGCTGCTATAGATGCACATACTGTTATGATGAAAAATAGAAGCAAAGAAGTAGTAAATGTTAAGTCAGAACTTGATAACTACTTATCTAAAATGGGATGGAAAAAATAAATTTTGAAAGGTGGTGAAATATGGCAATTATAAAAAGATTTAAGAATGCATATAAAGCATTTACTGGTAAAACACAAGAAATTGAGCTAAATGAACTTTTGAATTTTTTAGGATTAAAAGATATAAGTAAAGGAGAACTAAGTGAAGCTACATATTTTGCATGTTTAAAAGTATTAAGTGAGTCTGTAGGTAAACTTCCATTAAAACTGTTAAAGTATACTGATAGACATGGAGTGATAGCAGCAAGAGATCATCCATTATATAGAATTTTGAAAGAGAGACCTAATAAATATATGACTGCAGGTACATTTTGGAGTACAGTTGAATATAATCGTAATCACTTTGGGAATGCATATGTACTTATAGATGGAGCTGGTAAAAATTTAAATTTATGGATTTTAGATAATAGTAAGATTGAAGTTTGGTATGATGATGCTAAATTATTAGGTGAAAATAAAGATATATATTATTTATATTCAAGTGGTACTAAATTTTATAAGTTTGGTTCAGAGGAAATATTGCATTTTAAGACAAGCAATACATTTGATGGGATAAAGGGATTATCTGTAAGGCATCAACTAAAAAATAGTATTCAATCAAATTTGAAATCTCAAGATTTACTAAATAAAATGTATGATAATGGATTTACAGCTAAAGCAGTTGTTCAGTATACAGGATCTTTAAGTGATGAAAATGTAAAAACTTTTATAGCTGGAATAGAAGATTATGCAACGGGTAAACTTGAAAATGAAGGTATAAGAAATATAATTCCTATGCCATTAGGTGCTACATTTACACCACTTAATATTAAATTAGCTGATAATCAATTTATAGAATTAAAACAGTATAGTGCTTTGCAAATAGCAAGTGCATTTGGTATAAAGCCATATCAGATTGGTGATTATACTAAGTCAAGTTATGCAAGTGCGGAAGCACAGCAATTAAGTTTTTATATTGATACGTTGCTATATATTTTAAAACAATATGAAGAGGAATTAAGTTATAAATTATTAGATTCTTACGAGTTAGAACAAGGATTTCATTTTAAATTTAATATATCTGTTATATTAAGAGCTGATTTAAAAACACAAATAGAGACTTTAAGCTCTGCTGTAAATAATTTTATATATACACCTAATGAAGCAAGAGCCTTGTTAGATCTTGAAGCTAAAGAAGGTGGAGATGAATTATTAGGAAATGGTGCTAGTATACCTGTTAGATTAGCCGGGATACAGTATATGAAAGGAGATAGTACAAATGGATGATGAAGAAATAAAAAAAGAATTTATTTTTAAAGCAGCAAATGTAGAAACTCATGATGTTACAGAAGAAGATTTAAAGAAGATAAATAAATTTACACTAGCTCCTGTAACAGCAGAAGATGTATTTGTTTTTAAAACAATTGTTGGAGATAATGAGTTAGACGATAGGAATTTTGAACCATTTAACTTGAATGCTTTAAAGGACTTGAAAAAATTATATATAGGAAAAACTGTTATAAAAGATCATAGACGAACTGCTGACAATCAAGTTGCTAGAATATTTGATACCGAATTAATACAAGATTCATCTAAATTGACAGGTGCAGGAGAGGTATCAACAAAATTAATAACAAAACAATATATGATAAAAACATCAAGTAATGAAGATTTAATCTCTGAAATAAAAGGTGGAATCAAAAAAGAAGTCTCAACTGGATGCAAAGCAAAACATGCTTATTGTAGTATTTGTGGTACTGATAATGTTAAAACATATTGCCCTCATTATTGGGGGAAAGAATATGATACTATAGAAGGTAAAAAAACTTGTTATTTTACATTAGATGGTGCAAAAGAAGCTTATGAATTATCTTTAGTTGCAGTACCTGCACAGCCAAGAGCTGGTACAACTAAAAATTATGGATCAAAAGAAAAAGATTTTATTGAAAAAAATGAAAAAGATAACAAAATAAACAAAGAGTCTGAACTTAAGTTAAAGCTTAAAGTATTAGATTCTTTTTTTTTAGAAAATAATTTGGAGGAATAAGTTATGAATAAGAAAATGAGAGAACTATATAACAGAATAGAACAAAAAACATTGATGGCAAAAGGGTTTATGGAAGAAGGAGAAAATAAGGATTTAGTAAAAGCAGAGTCTTTATTAAATGAAGTTGATGAATTACAAAAGGAATTTAATTTAGAAAAAAGAGTATATGAATCAGAAAAAAATAATAATACACCTACAGATAATGAATTAGAGAATAAAAATAAAGAAAGCAAATCAAAAGATTCTGAAAAAGAGTTTGCGGATGCTACAAGATCATTTATAAGAGGGAAAGGGTTAGTTGAAGGAGTAGATGCAGATGGAGGATACACAGTACCAGAAGATATTATGACTAAAATACAATACTATAAAGATGCTGAGTATTCTTTATTACAGGATATAGATATCGAATCTGTAACAACAAATAAGGGAGCTAGAACTTATCAAAAGAAATCTGATGTTAATACTTTTGTTGACATAGATGAGAATGGAGAAATAACTAAAGAAATTGAAGCACCTAAGTTTGAGAGATTAGCATATACTATTCAAGATAGAGCAGGATTTATGCCAGTTTCAAATGACTTAATAAGTGATAGTGATGCAAATATTGTTGATGTAGTAACGAAATGGTTAGGAAAAGCAGATGTTGCAACATCTAATAAAAAAATATTAGAGTTAGTAGCAATTAAAAGTGCAGTTGAATTAACCGATATAGATGGTATAAAAAAAGCACTTAATGTTACGTTAGGCCAAGCCTATAAAAATGGTGCTAAAATATATACTAATGATGATGGATTAAATTATTTAGATACATTAAAAGATGCTACTGGTAGACCTTTATTAAATCCAGATCCGACTTCTCCATTAAAATTACAATTAAGATGTGGAGCTACTGTATTACCTATTAAAGTTATACCTAACAAAGTATTTGCAACAACTAATAAAAAAATACCTTTTATTATAGGTAATTTATATGATTATGCTAAAAAATTTGAACGTCAACAAGTTAGCATAATGGCTTCAAATGTTGCGACTATAGGAACTTTCAATGCATTTTCTAAAAATATGACTATATTAAGAGCAATTGTAAGAGATGATTATAAAGTTAAAGACAAAGATTCAATTGTAAATGGATTTATCACGGTATCTTAGTAGGCATAAATTATGATTACAATTCAAGATGTTAAAGATTATTTAGGTATAGAGTTTGATGATGAAGCTGTAAATAGGAGACTTAATCATTTGATTAAAGTCTCTGAAAAAACTCTTGAAGGATCATTAGGTCCTGGATTTCCGAAGGAAGATGATAGAGTAAAAGAATTAGCGTTAATTATTATATCAGATTTATATGATAATAGAGATTTACACGATAAAGTAAGTGGTAATGTACGTAGATTAGTTACTGATTTTTCGCTTCAAATTAAATTAGAAATGAGGAAAAATAATAAAAATGGTGTTTGATAAGCCTATAGTAATTGAAAAAATGGATGAAGAAACAGAAAAATATTCTGAGTTTGCATCACTTAAGGCTAGAATAAATAAATCTAAGGGTTCAGAATATATGGATTCTGGAGCAGTTCAAATTAGTCAAGAGTTAGAGTTTATAGTTAGATATTTTTCTAAATTAAAAGATATATCATTGAATACACAGTTATATAGAATTATCTATGATGGGATTAAATACGATATACAAGATTATGATAACTATATGTTAAAAAATCAGACTATTAAGCTAATAGGAGTATACTAATGGCTAAAAGTGGATATACGACAATAAATAATTTATCAAAAGCAATAGAAAAAGAACTTAAATCTTATAGAGTTAATTTACATAATGATTTAGTAAAAGTTACAGATGACGTTATGTCAGAACTTGTAAAAAGTACAAAAAAAGATGCAAAAGTTGGAAGAAGAAAAGGAAAGTATAAAAGATCAATATCTAGCAAAATTCTTATAAATAAAGATAATAAATTTATAAAAATTTGGTATGTAAAAAAACCAGAATATAGATTAGCACATCTATTAAATAATGGACATGCAAGT